AAGTTGTTTTTTATATCCACCGTTTAATAAAGATTTGACAAATGACTGTGCCACATCATCTTCGGTAAAAACAGAGATTCTCGTTTCTGACTGAGAAATACCTTTTACTGAGCCAGACAGTTCTGAGATGACATCGTCAATAGAGGTTACATTTTTTGTTACCACTGATTTTCCCTCTTTCTTTAAATATACTAATTTAGCTTCATTAGTATTATAATTATCAAAAAAGGTTGCTTTTATGATAGACGGAGAGTGTGTTGTAAAAATAAATTGTATTTTATACATACCGGCATATTTGTATAGTTTCTTAATAAGCCGTGTTTGAGCTAAGGAGTGAAAAGTTGATTCAATCTCATCAATCAGTAAAATGCCACCTTTATAATCATCTGGATATTTATCCATTAGTCTTTTAAAAGATAAAATGGATATCAATATTTTACCTAAGTTATCTTGTCCAGCTGAGATTGCTAGGGCATCATATTCTGGTGAGTGAATAGACGCAGTATATTTTTTGTCTGAATGGATAGTTTCAACGGTAATGTTGTCAGATACTTCAGACATAATATCTTTGTATTCCAATGATAAAAAAAGTTGCTCTTCAGACGTTAGTTGGTCTATGTATTCGAATCCTTCTTCTTCTCCGATGGGTGATACTCTTTTTAAACTAAGATAATATACAGGAATCTGAGGGTATCCAGTACCAGAACCTTTTCCTTCAGTGGACCAGAATCTTGGAATAGGATCATTTTTATCTCTGTATATACTATGGGCTTCAAAATAGTCCCTTTTATATATTCCAGGATAAAGGTTTAAACGCCATTTATGTGTTCCTGGAACATCTTTTTCTGATAATTTAAATTTTTCAGCAAATTGTGAACGATATTTATAGCCGTCAATAGAGCTTTCGCCATACAAAGGATGCCCAGGACTAATAGAGAAGGTTTGTCCCAATACTCCTAAAATAGTAGTTTTCATTGTACCATTATGTCCAACGATTGCTGTTAATTTTGAACCTAATTCAAAATCTACATTATTTAATGCTCTGAATTTATCAATATGCACGCTTTTTATTATCATATGTACCTCCAAACATCAAACGTCAGTTCGACGAAAGACGTTTTTTTTATTGAAAGCAAATGTTTATTTTGTGTATCTTTTAAATTTCATAATCCATTCATTATATCCTGCTAGCCTTAATGGAAAATACTTTTTTCATAGATACTCCCTTGTTTTTTGCATTAGAGATAATTTTTATAAGGATAATATCTGCTTTTTCTTTGCGTCAAATTCTTCTTCTGTGATAATTCCTTGGTCTAACAGCTTCTTAAATTTTGCCAGTTCATCAGCTTCGGATATAGTTGTTGTTTGTTGAATTGGTTTTTGAGTTGCAGTTGCGCGAATGGCATCAAATGTTCGTTGTATGTTTTGAATGATATCCTTTTTGTAAGTTACTAAGAAATCAAAATCTTTTGATATTGTATGAATTATTATATGTCCACCGGTGAGACTATTTCCGCTTGATTCAATGGAACGAATTTCACTGACTGAAAAAATTTCAGAATGATTATTATTTAGTACTTGGAAATCGAAAATAACCCTGTTATTTGTAAGTATAACGATACCCGGAAATTTTTCTTTTTTTAGTGATGAAGTTGATAAGGTTATGATGTTTGTTGGAGCAATATATCTAATTACTTCATTCGCATCAACCAGTGTTTCTGCCTTTTCAATGTTTTTTGCATTTCCGAAAGTTTTGATTTGAAATTCTTGAATACATTTTTTTGTATCTTCTCTCATAACTCTGTTCCTTCTTTCATTTGGTTTATTTACATAGTTCAAGTATGATCGTTTGAATTTATATATGTGGGTATGAATGTTGTTACTTACAATTTCTTAAATTTCATTATTTGTTCAGAATAACCTGCTATTCGAGCAATCTGATCTAGTGTCATGTCTGGATACTCCCATATCAATTCATCTGGCATAAGAAGTTCTGCAGCAAAAGTATTTGCTTCGATTTCTATTTTGGAATTAAGTAAAAGCGTCTTGTTGCGGATAAAATAACAGTTTTCTTTTCGATGCATGACGGCGTGCCCAAGTTCGTGGGCCATTACCATTCTTGCTTCGGGTTCTGATAAATTCTGATTGAGAAATATATATCTATGATTTTTTAGAAACATATAGCAACCAGAGCATCCGATATCTCCTATTTGGTATAATATTCCAAGATAATCTGCTATTTCAAATGGATTTCTCGTATTAAATTTTTTACAATAATAAGAAACAATTTGTTTAATTTGTTTATTATCCAAAAGAATCATCACCTACTTTTTGTTCTTGTTTGGATTGTACTTTTCTTTATTAATAAGTTTTAAACGTTTTAAAGCAATTTCTAGTTCATCACGGAATAAATCCATTGATTCTTCTGATAGGTCTTCGCCATCATAGGCAGCTGGACCATATTCCTTGGATGTTAGTTTTTCCATGATATTATCAAGGTCTTTTTTTATGTCACGATTATCTCTTGCGGATAAACCGTTTTCTTCAACTAAATCTGCCTTAGTAATTCCAAAATAATTTGCCATTAATTCAATTTTATCAATTCTTGGATAGGTATTTCCATTTATCCAATCAGTGAAAGTTGTGTATTTAAATCCTAAATCTTTACATATTTGATTGCGGTCTTTACCTTTAAGCTCCATATAATGTCGAATATTTTTGGCCATTATTTCTTTATTGCCGAGTCCGCTCATATGTAGACACCTCTTTTCTTATTTGATGTAATTAAATTATATGGGGAAACCGTAAAAAAAATCAATATATTTCTAAAAAAAATACGAAAAAACCGTTGACATTACGGTTAAACCGTAGTATATTAATTTCAGACAAAACGAAAGGGGTGTGATAAAAACATGGCAATTACGTTAAAAAGCGCGAGGGTAAATAAGGGACTGACGCAAGTAAAAGCGGCAAAACTTATTGGAATTACGCCAGATACGCTTAGTAACTATGAGAGAGGAAAGTCATATCCGGATGTTCCGATTATCCAAAAGATGGAACAGGTATATGGTGTATCTTATAGTGAACTTATTTTTTTACCTATAAATAACGGTTAAACCGTAATATGGCGAATGGTGGAGCATTAGAGGATACCACAACACCAGTCCAATAGTTTGGACAGCAAAATTGAAAGGAGGTAGAAACCTTGGAAATATCAGAAAAAGAATACCTTGAGTTGAAAGAACAGGTTAGACAATTACAGCTTAAGGTGGAGGGGGTTAGTAGTCCACCAAAGGACTTACACTCAAGAGTATCGGAAACGCCAATTTCGCATGTGAGAAACGTCAAGGATGATACTCCAGTATTTGATTATTTGCATTTGGCGAGTGATGATGCGTGGATTGCATTTGTGAAGTTAGCCAAGGTCATACATAAGCCGTCTGATAAGTTCTATATGGATAAGACAAATATTGGATTTGGCACAGGCGAAAGACCATATATAAGAAGTTACAGATGTGGGGAAACACCGCGGAAAATCACCGAAATGTCAGAAGAACAAATACAGGTTTCCATAGACATGCTGAATGAACTTATACCCATTTATAATAAGTATTTTCAGAAAACACATGAAACAGTGCTGTATTCAGAGAATAACGATGGTGTTTATAAACAGGTTAATGTATTTCGAGTAGAGCAGGGAGAGTGAGAAAAACTGTGTAAGCCGGTAGTCGACTGGTTGAAAAAGAATCATGATCCGCATACCGAGGTACATATAACCGTAGATCACATTGATCTGATGGAGAGTGTGATCGGTATTCCGGTAAAGTAGGGAGGTGGCTGGATGAATTATCCAAAACCAGTAATGAAAGCAACAGAGCTTGAAAAGATGGGGTTTCCAAGGGAATTTTTACTTTACGCGTTCCGTCGAAAAGGGCAGACATATGCGTGGAAAATGAACCCTGCAAAACCGAATAGTACGATAGTATTTGACACGGAGAATTTTGAAAAATGGAGATGCAAGATTGCAGGATCGGGGAGGTGGTAGTGTGTGAGACGTTTATCTAAAATCATCATGGCAACCGGCGGGATTATATCAATGCTTGCCATGTGCTGTCTCGACAGTGACGGCATTTACATGTACTACGCCGGAGCAGTCTGTATCCTTGGTGGATTTATCGCCGGAGCTGGATACGGGTTGAGAGTTCTGTCGGAGCGCAGAAGAGAGATGCAGATCGAGATGTTTTGTTTTCATCAGGCGGACAAGCTGGATGGGGATATGGTGTTGATCGAGGACAAAAAAATAGCACCCTGAACTTTGGCGAGGACAGGTGCTATTTCAATCGTGGAAATACCAAGTATTTCTGCGTTTATTGTAACACTGGAATTGAGGTTGTGTCAATGTATGAGAAACAATGCAAACGCTGTGGATGTTCCATGGATCCGGGCGAAGGTCGTAACGGAGTGTGTGATGACTGCGTAACTGGGGAGACAGAACGGCAGAAGCGCGAAAAACAGATTGAGCGGATGGTCCGGGCAACGGATTGGACGCAGATGGAAATGGAGGAATTTATAAGTGTCAAAAATTAAGTTGTGCAGTAAGGATGAGGAAAATCTTATTGAAGAGTTGCAGCATTTGAGTGAGGTTTTAGAAGAAATCGGCGTTGAGGGAGTGGCAGCGATTGTCTGTACATCCAACGGAGATATAAGAAGCAGGTTTTGTCTCAATACTGAGACAGAATTATCCATCATGATTGAGAACGATGGGGACAAAGTGACAAGAGAATACAGATATTAAAGGAGATCAAGCATGAGTAATATTACAAAAATTAAAATCAAAAATCTTTTCGGAATCAGAGAGTATGAGGCAGATGGAAGTTCTTTGGAGCTGTCCGGTAAAAATGGTACAGGCAAGAGTTCTGTGCTGGATGCAATTAAGTACGCGCTTACCAATAAGAGTGATCGCGACTATATTGTACATAAGGGAGAGAACGAGGGCGAGATTATCGTTGAAACGGATACCGGACTTTCCATTGATCGTAAGGTCAGAATAGGAAAGGCACCTTATAAGTCAGTGAAAAGAGATGGTTTAGAGGTAGGAAGTCCAGAAGCGTTTTTAAAGGAATTATTCACACCGTTGCAGTTGAATCCTATCGAGTTTATGAACATGGATAAAAAGCAGCAGAATGCGATTATCCTTGATATGATTGAGTATCCATGGGATATGAACAAAATCAAGGAGTGGTTCGGGGAGATTCCGGCGTGGGTTTCTTACGATCAGAACATTCTTTCTGTGCTGAATGATATTCAGGCAGAGAACGGCGATTATTATCAGAACCGCCGTAATATTGACCGCGATATCAGAAATAAAAAAGCTTTTGTGGAAGAGATCGCAAATGGTATCCCAGTTGGATATGACGTTGAAAAATGGGAACAGGCAAGCGCCGGAGATATTTATCGTCAGATCGAGCGTATGCAGAAAGAAAATCAGACCATCGAGAGAGCAAAACTGTTGAGAGACAGTCGCGATAGTAAGATTAGAAAGTTTGATGCTGATCGTGAGATTGAGATCACAGCACTGGATCGTGAAATTGCTAACCGTGCAAACCAGATTGATAAATCCATTGCATCTTTAAATGAACAGATTAGAGCTTATGAGACGGAAAAAGAACAGCTTGCATCTAAGAAATCAGATAAGTTGGAAGTCATCGAACAGACTTACAAAGCGAATGTGGCACGTTTTGATGCAGAGATCGCCGAGTATGCAGAATATGCAGACAAGCAGCCACAGGATGTGACAGCATTGCAGGAGCAGGCACAGGAGATTGAAAAAATGCAGTCTCATATCAATGAATATAAAAGAATGCTCCGACTGCAGAGTGAAATCGAGGAAATGCAGGCACAGTCACAGGAGCTTACAGATAAGATTGAAAAAGCGAGAACGCTTCCGGGAGAAATCCTTACGAACTGTACGATTCCGATCGCTGGTCTGACGGTAGAAAATGGAACGCCATTGATTAACGGTCTGCCGGTATCGAACCTGTCAGAGGGAGAAAAACTGGATCTCTGCATTGATGTGGCAATTCAGAACCCGAACGGTTTAAATATCATCCTGATCGATGGAGTGGAGAAACTTGCAACAGATCTGCGTGAAAAACTGTATCAGAAATGCAAAAACAAAGGGTTGCAGTTTATTGCGACCAGAACAACAGATGATGACACAATGACGGTAGTTACATTATAGGAGGTATGGCATGGATAATATAGTATCAGTAGGACAGCAGACGGCAGTTGCACCTAAGACATCACAGACAGAAATGATGGTAAACAGACAGACACAGGAAGTTCAGGGCGCCATCTTTATGGCTAAGAAGTTTCCCAGAGATGAATATGAAGCAATAGAAAAGATAAGAAGGAGTTGTCAGAGAGCCACGTTAGCAGAACAGGCAATTTATTCATATCCAAGAGGCGGGCAGAATGTCAGCGGACCATCGGTCCGTCTGGCGGAGTCATTAGCTCAGAACTGGGGAAACATCGACTATGGAATTATCGAGTTAGAGCAGAAAGACGGAAAATCAGAAATGATGGCATATGCGTGGGATTTAGAGACAAATACCCGTGTGACAAAGATTTTCGGTGTTGAGCATAAAAGAGATACAAGAAATGGATCGTATGCGCTTACTGACAGCAGGGATATTTATGAGGCTACCGCAAACTTCGGTGCAAGAAGAATGAGAGCCTGCATACTTGGAGTTATTCCGGGAGACGTTGTAGATATGGCTGTTAATGAATGTAAAGAAACACAGAAAAAAAGCTATGGAGAACTTCCGAGCCAGGAGAAGATCAACAAGATTGAAAAGCTGTTTAAAAAAGATTTTGGAGTTACAAAAGAACAGATCGAAAAATATGCAGGACGGAACATGGGAGATTTTGGTGCTGACGAGTGTACCGACTTATGGGGAGTATACACAGCTTTGAAAAACGGACAGGCAAAGGTAGAGGATTATTTCCCTGTTGAAAAAGAAGTGCCAGATCCATTCGCAGATTCCAGGCAGGCACAAATCGCAAAAGAAGCATCGGAGGTATTTGATAATGTTATTAACGAGTGAGAATTATTACAGCCGTGAGGCAAATGAAGAGTATTTATCTGTCAGCCAGTATAAAGATTTTATGGGTACATACGGCAAGCCCGGCTGTGAAGAATATGCCCTTGCAAAGTTAAATGGTACATGGGTGGAGGCTATGGAAGACTCCACAGCATTGATGGTCGGTTCTTATGTAGATGCACATTTTGAGGGAACGCTTGATTTATTCAAAGCGCAGCATCCATGCATGTTTAAAAAGGATGGAAATCTGAAAGCCGAGTATGTAAAGGCAAATGAGATGATTAACAGATGTGAAAGGGATGCACTGTTTATGCAGTACATGAGTGGCAAAAAACAGGTCATCATGACAGCGGATATGTTTGGTGCAAAGTGGAAAATCAAAATTGACAGTTACCATCCAGGCAAATGCATTGTGGATCTGAAAACCTGTCAGAGTATTACCAAGGAATTTTATCATCCAGATACAGGACACCTTAATTTCCTTGCAGAATGGGGTTATTACATTCAGGGCGCAGTTTATCAGAAAGTTGTTGAAATCAATACTGGAAAGAAACTTCCATTTTTTATTGCAGCAGTCTCAAAAGAAAAAGAGGCTGATATACAGGTGATCGCTGTGGAACAGAGCCTGCTTGATGAAGCACTTACAGAGGTTGAGCACAACGTATCAACAATCCTTATGCTGAAAAGTGGAGCAGTAGAGCCGATGCGTTGTGAACATTGTGATTACTGCAAGCATACGAAAGTATTGGATAGACCTATCTGGTCAAGCGAATTGATCGGGGAGGTGTAGATGAAAGATTCTATTGTTATTGATATGAAATATGCCGGGTATGACATGATCGACGGCACGCCGAACGTGCACAGGCATCATATCTTTGAGGGGACAGCGAACCGCCGGTTATCGGACGAAGATGGTCTGTGGGTGCCGTTATCCTATGAGCATCATGAGGGAAACATGAGTGTGCACCGCAATAAGGAAATGAGTGCATTAATGCACATCATCGGTCAGCTTGCGTGGGAAAAGCACTATATCGTAGAACATGAGGATGTGAACGAGGATGATGCCAGGGACACATTTCGGAAGAGATATGGAAAAAGTTATTTGTAGGGTTGAAACACCTTAAGAAACAATTCGTGTGAAAAATAATATATCACAGTATTATTGAGAGCCATGATCTCCGGTGCCGATGGGTGCCGGAGGGAAAGGAGAAGATATTGAATCAGTTAGAGATTTTTAAGAATAGAGAGTTTGGAGAGATCCGAACAGTAACGGTAGATGGAGAACCGTGGTTTGTTGCGAAAGACATTGCGGAAATTTTGCAATATACAAATACACAAAAAGCCATCAGAGATCATGTTGACGAAGAGGATAAGCTGACCGAACGAATCGTTCTGTCAGGTCAAAACCGGGAAGTTATTTGTATTAATGAATCGGGACTTTACAGTTTGATTCTTTCAAGCAAAATGCCAGGAGCAAAGCGTTTCAAACGTTGGGTGACATCGGAAGTGCTGCCACAGATCAGAAGAACCGGCACCTATCAAAAACCGCTGACACCACAGGAAATGATGCGTGTACAGCTTGGTATGATCGATGGACATGAAGAGAGAATCACGCATCTTGAAAATACCATGACCATTGATTATGAACAGCAGCAGGAATTAAAGAAAACTGTAAATAAAAGAGTGATTGAGGTTCTTGGTGGTAAAAAAGCACCGGCGTATAAGGAAATGAGCAAAAAGGTGTTTTCTGAGTGTAATCATGATATTCAGGATTATTTCAGAGTCAATTCCAGAAATAATATTCCAACCAAGAGATACCAGGAAGCTGTTGAATATGTCGAAGGATGGAATCCAAGTAATAATACAATCCTTGAAATAAGAAGCTGTAATGCGGGAATGGGTGGTGTCAATGGAGTATAAATTTACGATTCCCGGACGGTTGGATGGTCTGAATGATTACACAGCCGCCAACCGGACGAATCCCCGCAAGGGCGGACGGATGAAAAAGAAAAGCGAGGATTCTATCATCTGGTATATAAGGCAGCAACTTCCCGGTGTACATATTACGGATCCGGTTCTGATCTACTATCAGTTTTATGAAAAAGACCGCCGCAGGGATAATGATAACATTTTGTCCTGCGCCGCCAAGTTCGTGCAGGACAGCTTGAAAAAAGCATGGGTAATCAAAGATGATGGTCAGAAATATATACCGCATTTTTACTTTGATACGGACGTGGATAAGGACAATCCAAGAATTGAAGTGACCATTACGGAACTTACACAGGTGCAGGCAAAAATGTCACTGAGAGAGCTTCTTAAGGACTTGGAAACGGGGTGATGTCTTGACGGATGAAAAGAGCAGCTTTGTCCTGTATGCGGAGTATCTGGAACATATAAAACTGCTTACGATGGAACAGCGCGGAGCACTCCTGACGGCAGTATTGTGTTACGCGTCAGGGGATGAACTGCCGGAAATGGACGGCATGACCAATATGGCATTCAGCTTTATCAAATCAAGGATAGATCGTGACACTGCCGCATATTTAGAGAAGATTGAGAAACGTCGGGAAGCCGGAAAACTTGGTGGCAGACCAAAAACAAAAGATATTTCACAAAAACAAGAGAAAGCAAAAAAAGCAAATGGTTTTTCTGAAAAGCAAAATAACCCTGTTACTGATAATGTTAATGTTACTGTAAATGTTAATGATAATAATAAAAATACTTTGGCGGATGCCAAAGCGTTGTTCGAACGTCTGTGGAAAGTATATCCGAACAAAAAAGGCAAAGGACAGGTATCGGATACCCAAAAGAAACGGCTACTTGCAATCGGGGAAGATAGGCTTGTTAAAGCGATTGACCGCTACAGTCTTGAATTGCAGAAGGACGCCGACTGGAGGAAAGCACAGTACGGGAGCACATTTTTTAACAGTGGCTATGTAGATTATCTGGATGAGAACTATGTGCCTGGTAAAGCAACAGAGCATAAGGGCAAAAGCAATGCTTTTAGTAATATTAATCATCGTCAGTATGACTATGACGAATTAGAAAAACAGGTGCTAAATTCACAACCGGGAGGTGGTTGAAGTGAATATGACGGAGGGAGAAATTTGCAGGCAGTACCGCAGCGCAAAGGACAGAGCAAGCCAGCTGCAGATTTTAGCAGATTTAAATTGTGTGCCGCGATTGGAGATCATCAAGATCCTGATGCATAACGGCGAACAGGTGAGATTGCCACTTGCGGCAAAAGGTAAGAAAAGAACAACGGAGCTGACGGACGAAGAGTACACGGCGGCACTGTTTAGACGGTTGGATGTACTTGATCGGGAAATTTCCAAGAGGGAAAGAGAATATCGGGAGATCGTGGCCGTGATGAAAGGAGCAGGGAGATATAAATGTGGAAAGAAGGTAAGAAACGCCGCACAATTATCGGAAAAATGAATAATAACTTGTCAATGCCGACAAAGCACCCGGACCAGGATGCGTTGAAAAGATTCAGAGAAGTACCGTATCAGTTGCGGTACGGGAAGGAGAAGAAAGATGCTGAATAAAGAGAAGTATGCAAAAGAAATTTTAAATATTGCCTGTGAGGGACACAGCATTGCTATGATCGATGGAAAGCTGAGACAGTGCAGTGGTGCATCATGCAGCAAGTGTGATTTCAACAGTAATATTAATTGCAGAAAAAATGTTAACGAATGGGCGAACAGCGAATATATCAAGCCGGTTGAACCACCTGTTGATTGGAGTAAGGTTCCAGTTGATACGCCGATTATGGTTAGGGCAACCGACGAAGGCACTTGGATTCATAGATATTTTGCAAAATACGAAAATGGATCAGTGTATGCATGGGAACAGGGTGCAACATCTTGGAGTGTTGAAAGACCGGCATATGTATGCGATTGGAAATATGCCAAACTGGCAGAAAGTGAGGATCATAATGTCAATAAGCAGGATTAAGAACCGGATATCTGAGGCAGCAACAGAAGCCTGCGGGTATTCTCCACTAACAAAAGTGATTTCAGAGGAAGAAATCAATAGAATTTTGGAGCAGGAAAGCGGATGGATTCCATGTAGTGAGAGGCTGCCGGAGGAACATGATAGTATGTTCATAAAATTTAAAGGGACTAAAAAGTGGAGCACTGCGATGTTTGAAAGAAAATCAGACGAGGTAATTGTAACAGTGACCGATGATGCCGGGCGAACGGTTACAACTAGTGCACACACAACCGATGGAAAATGGCGGTGCGATTTAATAAAAATAAATGGTTATAGAGTAATCGCTTGGATGCCACTGCCGGAGCCGTACATGGAAAGCGAGGGATAACAATGGAATATGGCTATATCAGAGTTTCTTCCAAAGAGCAGAACGAAGCCAGACAACTTGATGCACTGCATAAACAGGGCATAGAGGACAAAAATATCTATATGGATAAACAGTCGGGTAAGGATTTTAACCGCCCGAAATATAAAATTCTTTATCACAAACTGAAAAAAGGAGATGTACTGTACATAAAAAGTATTGACCGGATGGGAAGAAACTATGATGAAATTATACAGGAATGGCGCCGAATCACACGTTTTCGTGAAGCTGATATTGTGGTGTTGGACATGCCGCTGCTTGACACGAGGCGGGGGAAAGACCTTATGGGTACATTCCTAAGCGACATTGTGCTGCAGGTGCTTTCCTTTGTGGCAGAGAACGAGAGAACCAATATCCGGCAGAGACAGGCAGAGGGAATTGCGGCAGCAAAAGCCAGAGGTGTGAAATTTGGCAGACCATCAATTCCATTGCCGGAGAATTTTGACCAGATGCGTAGGAATTGGAGAGCCGGATGCATCACAATAGAGAAAGCGGCAAGCGCGTGTGGTATGTGTGCAAAGACGTTTTACAGTAAGGTGGTAAAAGCAGAAAGCGAGGAAAGTGATGGAAGATAGATATTTATGCAAAGCAAAACGAACTGATAACGGAGAATGGGTTATTGGCGGTTTGGTACGATATGGATTTACCGGAAGAGAAAAATACTATATCGTCCCTAGTTACGCATCAGATTTATATGCTCTGGAAATTGATCCATCCACAATTTGTTGGTGCACAGGACTTAAGGATAAGAACGGAAAGCTGATTTTTGAGAATGATATTCTTTCAGGGCATATCGACGTTGAGTTTCCAGAAGATGAGACGAGAAAGCGTGTCGTGTGGCATGAAAACGGATGGTGTACGAATGAGCCGGGCTGTGATGACTACGAGGAACTGGATGATTTTGATTCAGAGAATTTTGAAGTGATCGGCAACATGATTGATAATCCGGAACTGTTGGAGGTGTAAACATGACGGAGAATGAAGCAATTGAAGAATTAAAATATGATTGTAACGAACTTGGAAAAGCGATTCCGTGTGATACATCATGGGGGAAATCTTTTGAAAATGCTTATGCAATGGCAATAAACGCACTGGAAGAGGTACAGAAATACCGGAAAATCGAAAAAGACTTAAAAGAACGTTATCATGCCAACGTAGATATTCCGCTTTTGATGCACCACTTTATCGAAACGGTGTTTGAAGGGGAGAAGCATGAGGGATTTTGCCTTTTAACAAACGAGGATGCTAAGGTGTGGGAAGAATATAAGGCGATCGGCACACCGGAAGAATGCCGGACGGCGGTGGAGAAGTAGACAGCGAAGAAAGTGAAATCAATATCCCAGGTAAAAGACGGAGACAGCTATGTCGGTCTTATAGTGAGATGTCCTTGCTGTGGAGACATATTGGAAGAGGATACCGTATATTGTGATTGCGGTCAGAGATTAGATTGGGGGGATGAAGAATGAACGAAAAATTGAAGCCATGCCCGTTCTGTGGCGGGAAAGCTGTAATCGAAGTTATTGAGCCACATAGGCACATCATTTGCAAGATGCCAGTGTATACAGGAGGAGCATTTATTGAATGCACGGAGTGTGGAGGAGCCATTAGCGGAGAAACGGGAACAGAAGCGACTAAAAAGTGGAACAGGAGGGCAAACGATGAGATTGATTGATGCGGACGAATTGTATGAGGATTTAGCAAATAATTTAAGTTCCATCATGGGGGATGGATCAGACGGAGAAGCAATAGATACATACGTTACCATAGGTGATATCATACATGATACTTTTAATGCGCAGCCGACCGCCTATGACCAGGACAAGATTGTGGAGCAGTTGGAGAATGAGAGAAAGTTTTGGGAGAATGCATACAACAGGAATTTGGGAAAAGAGAAAGCAAGAAGTTATGAGCATGCAATCGAGATTGTGAAAGGTGGTGGTGCAGATGGCAATTAAACCGATTTTATTTAATACAGAAATGGTTCGGGCAATTCTGGACGGACGGAAGACCTGCACAAGGCGAATTTGCAAAGATGCCAATGAGTGTACTGTGCCGGATATGGAATTTTACAATGCCGACAAGAGAACTTATGCAGTACATAACTTTGCTGATAAGGAGCAGATGGAACAGTTAAGTACGGCGGAGAGAACCTGTCCTATCTGTACGGGCGATATCCTGTATGTTCGTGAAACATGGAAAGAGGCACCGAAAGGATACTATTACTACGAAGATTGGCAGAAAGATGATATTGCCGATGTTACAAAGTGGAAACCATCCATCCACATGCCGAAAGAAGCCGCACGTATCTGGCTTAAGGTTACGAATGTGAGGGTGGAGCGGTTGCAAGAGATCACGGAAGTGCAAGCACAAGCTGAAGGATGCAATAGCGGATTGCTTACCGGGGCGTGTACCGCAAGAGGACAATTTGAAGACTTGTGGAACTCCACCGTCAAGAAATCTGACCTTGACCGCTACGGTTGGGATGCATCACCGTGGGTGTGGGTTATCGAATTTGAGCGGTGCGAGAAACTGGAAGAATAAATTGAAAGGAGTAAGAGGTTTGCTGGCCAGCGTGAAAGAGCTCTTTACTCCGAGAGAAAATGGAATCAGTAAAAGAACGTATGGAGCGAATCGGAGCATACGAAAAGATAGCATCTTTTATGCAGAAAGAGAAGCAACCATATGAATTTAAAAGAAAATATGCTCAAATACGAGCAGAAGAGTTTGCAACCGAATGTGATGGTCGAGGATTAAGTTATCATGTTTCAGTCGGTGGTCTTGACAGTATAGTCTTATACTTGTTTTTGCATGAGGTATGCGGAATTGACGCACCAGGAGTCAGCGCATCTACACTGGAAGACAAGAGCATACAGAGAGTGCATAAAGCACTTGGAATCATCAATGTGCCGCCATTAAAGCGAGAAGACGGTACCTATTGGACGAAACCGAAAGTCATACAGGAATTTGGTTTTCCGGTCATTTCCAAAGAAGTGGCAGCCAAGATAGAGTTACTGCAAAATCCGTCTGAGAAGAATAAGACGGTGCGTCATGCGATTATTACGGGTGAAACCGGAGAATATGGCGGATGGCAAAAGAACTCTAAAATGCAGTTAAAACAGAGGTGGTTAAAGCTGTTCGGTGGATATGAAAACGAAAATGAAGGATGTAATTATCAGAAACCAGATTTTCTCGTATCGTCCAAGTGTTGCTATTACCTTAAAGAGAAAAACTGTGATAACTGGGGAAAAGAGCATAACAGTGTTCCGTATCTGGGACTTATGGCATCCGAGGGCGGCAGACGTGCCAAAAGCCTGCGGATGAACGGATGTAATTATTTTGGAGCATCTACGATCAGATCAGCACCATTCGCAATCTTCCATAGGCAGGACATTTTAAAGCTTGCACTGGAAATGGATGAGTTGTGGAAAGGAGAACTGAAAGAAAAATATCATGAGAAGCTTTTGAAAGAAGGAAGATTATCTCAAAGTTTTGAAATGCCAGACAGCATTATCCCGGAGATCTACGGAACGATTGAGAAAAAGCCAGATGGGACGCTTTACACAACTAAGGCACAGCGTACCGGATGCAGTATGTGCGGCTTCGGAATCCACATGGAGAAACGGCCGCATCGGTTTGATCTATTGCATGAGAGCAATCCAAAAGAGTGGGATTATCTGATGTTCCACATGTGCAGGGATAAAGACGGGAATGATTATGGATGGGCGAAAGTACTTGATTACATTGGAGTTGGATGGGATCCGTCCACAATCGGTGGTAACTGTAAGGGGCAGCTGAAGTTACCATTAGATTTAATGAAATAAAATGAAAAAGGCACCCGAAGGTGCCGATTTCACTACAAATCCAAATAATGAGAAAACATATCTTCGAGATATTCTTCCAGTTCATCTTCGGATTCGACATTTGGGGCAATAATTTCCCAATCATCAAAGAAATCGAACATGATGATCACCTCCTCGCTAAAAAATTAGTAAAGGAGTTTAAGAAATTTATTTTAACCCTTGCAAATTAAATTTCGCATTACAATTATAATATAAAACGTGGGAAAAATCAATAGAAATAATTAATTGACGAGAAAGGAGCCGGGACCTATCCGGATAAAAGGCGCGCCGGGTTCCTGTGAAAAAATGAAAAATAGTGAATTAAAAGAATATTTGAATACATTCTCGGATGATGCACCAATAAGTGTTATTTTGGCAAATCCGAGAAAAAGAAAGAGATATGAAATAACGGGAACATTTTGTGTTAAAGATCTTGGACAACCAGTATTCTGTATTGAGGTTGGAAAAGAAGTTGATATGGATGCAGAAGAAATTGCAGCCTGTGAAGAAAGTGAACGCAATGCGGATGATTTGGAAGGTCAGATGGAGATCACAGACTTTCCGGAGGTGCTGCCATGATAAACGGAGAATTGATAGTAGATAACTTTGCCGGTGGGGGCGGCGCTTCCACTGGTATAGAAATGGCAACCGGATACAGTGTTGATATAGCCATCAACCATGATCCAGAAGCTATCAAGATGCACAAGGCGAACCATCCGAATACGAAGCATTACTGTGAAAACGTGTGGGCGGTCGATCCGGTAAAAGCGTGCAACGGGCATCCGGTCGGACTTGCCTGGTTCTCGCCGGACTGCAAACATTTTAGCAAGGCGAAAGGCGGGAAACCAAAGGATAAAAACATTCGTGGTCTTGCATGGGTAGCATTACGATGGGCTGGACTTGTAAGACCACGGGTGATCATGTTGGAAAATGTGGAAGAGTTCAAAACATGGGGACCATTGAACAGAGGGCACCATCCGATCAAGGCAAAGCAGGGAAAAACATTTGAAAAGTTTGTACAGCAGCTAAATGATCTGGGGTACACTGTAGAATTTAAAGAACTGATTGCTGCCGATTATGGCGCACCGACCATGCGAAAAAGATTTTTTATGATTGCCCGGTGTGATGGTAAGCCAATCGTCTGGCCGGAGCCGACACATGCACCCGCGGACAGTGAGAAAGTAAAAGCCGGATTACTGGAACCTTATGTTGGAGCGTATACACAGATCGATTTCAGTCGCCCTTGTCCAAGCATTTTTGACACTTCCGAAGAAATCAAAGAAAAATACGGCATCCGGGCGGTACGTCCACTTGCATCAAAGACGCTGGATAGGATTGCCAAGGGATTGAAAAAATTCGTTTTGGATAATCCAGAGCCTTTTATCATTCAGTGTAATCACGGTGGTGAGCGGAGACCGAACGATATTCGAGAGCCAATGCCTACCATAACCGGAAAGCACGGATATGGGATTGTGGAGCCATATATGGTACAGATCGGGCAGACAGGATTTGCAAAAGACCGAAGTAAGGATGTTAGAGAGCCGCTTACAACGATTGTGAGCAAAAATGAGCATTGTCTGATTGAACCAACGCTTGCACCATACATGGGAACGAATACGACAAATCATCCGGGCGGAAATTGCAAAGATCCGATACACACAATTACAACTGGCAATCAGCAATGTCTTATTAGTCCTACGTTGATTCAGTACCATTCAGAAACTTCAAAAGATGGAGTAAGAGGGCAGGCTATAAAAGATCCGATCATGACAGTTGACAGCTCAAATAGATATGGGCTGGTCGCATCGTTTCTGCATAAGTACTATGACGGAGGATATAAAGGTGCTGGGGAAACAGTAGAAAATCCGCTTCCGACAGTGACCGCATGGGATCATAACAGCGTTGTTACTGCGAATCTGATTCAGATGAACAATCATTGTGACGGAAAAGATATCAGACAGCCATTACCAACGATCACGGCTGGTGACGGACACTTTGGAGAGGTCAGAGCGTTTCTGATTAAATACTATGGACAGGGAACAGGGCAGGATATCAAAGATCCGCTTGATACAGTCACAGCACAGGATCGCTTTGGACTTGTGACCATCAACGGCACTGATTACCAGATTGTGGATATTGGACTGCGGATGCTGGAGCCAAGGGAGTTATATGGATGTCAGGGATTTCCGGACGATTACATAATCGACCATGATTACACCGGCAAGACATATCCGAGAAGCGAACAGGTGCGAAGATGCGGCAATGCAGTATGTCCGCCAATACCTGCAGCACTGGTCAGAGCAAATTTGCCAGAATTGTGTGTTGCAGAGCGGATGCCAAATATGCAGATAGAAGCAGAGCAGACCGGACAGCTCCGGTTTGCGTAAACCTTAAATTTTTCGGAGGTGTTGCCATGAATTTATTTGAAAAAGTAAAATGCAAAGGCTTTTATAAGCCATTTAAAGACGGAAGATGGCTGTATCTCGACAGGAAAACATTAACTGCTGATGCAATGGACAATAATCTGGCAGATGGAAACAATGATGGCACTGTCGAAAAAAATGTTGAATATATCGAGAAAACTTATTTCAAACACGTTGATAAGAATTTCACAGGTGTAATTGTTGGATATAAGGATATTGTCATCAAAGGCTATCTTGATGCGATTTATGAAGATGAATGTGATGTAGGTATCGGAGTCATTCCAGAAGCGTTTTATGTATCGAAAAGAGCAAAAGAAACGGTAAAATGTGCTGTTGTTTATTATGCGAACAATTTAAAACATTATGTTCCATTGGAAGATTTGGAGGTGCTGTCATGATACAGACAGCAGAAGATAAAGTGAAAGAGTACTGCCAGTGCATCCGCAGAGAAATAGAACACTGGAAAGTTATCAACCAGAACGGGTGTAATGATCCGTTCTGGTCGGATGGCTGCAACATGAATCTGACACGGAATCATATCATTTATTATCAGTCAAAGATCCATGAGGCCTGCACAGAAAATCAGTTGCCATTGCCAGATGAATATTATTTATCCATACCGCCGGAAGTGGATAATAATTATATGGCAAATCTTAAGCAGAAACCACGGGTGGAGAGATTGCGTCAGTTAGGGAGGATCATGACTGGACGCATTTATCAGTACGACGAGAACCAGATGAGTTTATTTTAGAACCAGATAACAAAACCAAGAAGAGAGGAAAAACAATGAATGAAATGAAAATCAGAATATCATTATACTTTGAAATTAAGGATTCAGAAATGTTTGGCGGAGAGGGTTCCGTTGGATATACAGAGCAGAATATAGGTTTTACAGTCACAGAAGAAAAGCCAAGGATTTTTGAAGAAAGTGCATACGACTATGTGAAAAGAGCCATTGCAAACATGGCGAAAAGTTTAGGCGTGAGTGAGGAATGCATCAGGACCATCAGCAAAGAGGAATATGAGGAAAATACGGAGGACTAATGCAGTGCGAAAGAAACTTATAACAGCCATCATAACAGCAACACTTCTGATTGCCGGATGCAGTGATACAGCAAATGTCAGTGCGGGACAGGAAAACACAATGGTACTGGTGGGAAGTGGACAAGAATATCTTATTTATGCAGATAGTGACACAGGAGTGATGTATTTATATATCACAATAAGCACGGGCGGCGGTCTTACCGTTATGCTCAATGCTGATGGTACACCGAAGATCTGGCAGGGAGAGGAATAGGAGGAAAAGGATTGACAGAAACAGAACAGAAAAAGGAATATTTAAAAGAATATGAAAAAGCAGTACGCCAGATGAAGCGTAGCGAGGAAAAGATAACAGAAATGCGTTTAAGCAAGATCATGCCATCCGCAGGCAATGATGGTATGCCACATGCACACAACAACACCGATCTATCCGGTTATGCCGCACTGCTGGATGAAGAGGAAAGACGGTACATGAAAGCCAGGTACCACAGAATCAAACTGTGCAGGGAGATCACGGATAAGATAGAGCGCATGGATAATGAAGATGAAAAGGATGTGCTGATGTATCGGTATATAAGGCTGATGAAGTGGGAGGATATCTGTGTGAAGATAAATAAAAGCTGGAAACAGACACATCGAATCCATGCGAGAGCACTGAATAATTTTATAGTGTAAATTGCAAAAGGACATAGAATGACACACAAAAAATATGATATTGTTATACTGAACGAAAGGTTCAAAGGGAGATTGCTTCGGCAGTCTCTTTTTCTTTATGATCTCACAACTTAAGCGGCTCCATGAAAACCAGGGGAGCCGCGACCTCCTTATGAACGGAGTGACAGGATGAACAAAGAAAGATACAGTGATCCAACAGCCGAACAGGCGATTGCGCATGTTATGAAAGAGTGCAGGGAAAAGAAGAAACAGGAAGGTGGCAGCAGTGGCAAGAAGTCCGAACGAAAAGGCAGAGAAGGCCCGGAAGCTGTATAAGGATGGGATGAAGCTGGTCGAGATTGCAGATCGGTTAAAAGTCCCAGCCGGTACAGTCCGAAGATGGAAAAGTACATACCATTGGGATGGCGAGCATCAAAGCGAGCGTTCGGAAAAGAAAAGCGAACGTTCGGAAAGCAAAAAGAACGTTACGAAAAAAGCTGTAGCTGATGAAGTTAAGCGGGTAATCCAAAATACTGACTTGACTGATAAGCAACAGCTTTTTTGCGTATATTACATCCGGTGCTTTAATGCGACCAAGGCATACCAGAAAGCGTATGGATGTGGATATACAACTGCAGTCACAAATGGCCCTGCGTTACTCGGAAATACTCGGATAAAAGATGAAATCTTGCGGTTGAAGCAGGAACGGCTCAACAGGGAGTTCCTAAGTGAGTCAGACATCTTTCAGAAGTATATGGACATTGCTTTTGCGGATATGAACGATTTCGTTATCGTGACAGAAGCGGGCGTGCAGATGAAAGCAGAGTCGGATGGAAGTGTGATTGATGAAGTCACAGGAACACCGTATGGCGTAAAAATTAAACTTGCCGACCGGATGAAAGCCTTACAGTGGCTATCAGATCACATGGATCTTGCTACAGAGAAACAGAGAGCAGAGATCGCGCTTCTCAGAGCCAAGGTCCAAACGGATGATGGAGAAGAAAACGCAGATGATGGATTCCTCGATGCTCTGAATGGAACTGCGGCGGAGGACTGGGGCAATGAAGAGGATTAAGCGGGTTTTCAAATTCAAGCCATTTTCAAAGAAGCAGCGCAAAGTATTGAACTGGTGGTGCGAGGATTCTCCGGTTAAAGATAAGGATGGCATTATCGCCGATGGTGCTATCCGGTCCGGAAAGACAGTGAGCATGTCACTTTCGTTTGTTATGTGGGCGATGAACTCATTTGACGGCGAAAATTTCGGTATGTGTGGTAAGACAATTGGCTCTTTCCGTAGGAATGTACTATTTTGGCTTAAGCTGATGCTCCGTAGCCGCGGTTATACCGTGGCAGATCACAGAGCTGACAATTTGGTCATTGTTTCCCGAGGTGGCGTGACCAATTATTTCTATATATTTGGTGGCAAAGACGAACGATCGCAGGATCTCATTCAAGGTATTACCTTGGCTGGGGTCTTTTTTGATGAAGTTGCGTTGATGCCAGAAAGCTTCGTGAACCAGGCAACAGGGCGATGTTCTATTGATGGTTCAAAGTATTGGTTCAACTGCAACCCGGATGGACCATATCACTGGTTTAAGACAGGATGGATTGATAAGCGGGAAGAAAAGCATCTGTTGTATCTGCATTTCACGATGGATGATAACTTGAGCCTGTCGGAGAAAATTAAGGCGCGATATCGTAGCATGTACACAGGTGTGTTCTATCGCCGGTATATTCTGGGACTATGGGCGATGGCTGAGGGCATCATTTACGATATGTTCGATACTGCCAAGCATGTGATTTCCAGTCTGGCTGATCTGGTAAATGCAAATTATTATGTGTCCTGCGATTATGGTACACAGAATGCAACAGTATTTCTGCTGTGGTGCAAAGAACGCTCCGGGCGGTGGGTGTGCTGCCGTGAGTATTATTATTCTGGTCGTGATGAAGAAAGGCAGAAAACTGATACCGAGTATGCGAATGATCTGGAGCAGTGGCTTGATGGAATAAAGCCGGTAAAGATTATCATTGATCCGTCCGCAGCGTCATTTATCGCAGAATTGAAAAAGCGTGGCTATGCGATTAAGAAAGCGAAAAATGATGTGCTGGATGGCATCCGGTTTGTAGCATCGTTATTGAATGAAGGTAAGATTGCAATCAGTGAACAGTGCCCTAATACGATTAAAGAATTTGGTTCATACATTTGGGACCAGAAAGCATCGGAGCATGGCGAGGACAAACCGGTAAAACAACACGATCATGCAATGGATGCACTGCGGTACTTCTGTTATACGATTATTCGCAAACCGGGTAGTATTGGTATTTTGAAGTGAGGGATAGATATGATATTTAAAATAGCTGCTCTTTTATTTGCAGTTTCTTTTTTTAAAGAAATGGACAAGGCAAAAGAAAATAAAGATTTATGTGAAATCGTCTACTGGGGCGCATTATTTATATCATCAATACTTATGATTTATTTCTACAGATAATTTAATCATTGGAATTGCGTGGAGATAGATAAAAAGTGGGAGAACAGTAATGGATATTGAAACAATGAAACAACTGATAAAAAAATATGAACCCGGTCACGCCACGTTTGTGACGCGTGCAGCAGTGGCAGAGCGGTATTATCGCAACGAGACAGACATTCTGTTCCGGGACAAACCTAAAGACAAGGAAAAAGAGGAATCCGACAACCCGCTGCGCAATGCAGACAACCGGATTCCCCGGAACTTCCACGGACTGATCGTGAACCAGAAAGCCGCCTATGCCTTTACCGCACCGCCACTGTTTGATGTAGGAAGTACGGCAAGCAATAAGCGTATCACGGAAGCATTGGGTGATGAATACGCTAAGAACTGCATGGAACTGTGCGTAAATGCTGCAAATACTTCCATTGGTTGGGTGCATTACTGGCAGGGCGATAGCGGCTTTGAGTGGGCGGTTGTTCCAAGTGAGCAGATTATCCCGGTGTTTGACCGGAGCCTGAAACGCAGGCTGATCGGAGTCATGCGGGTGTATCCGGATATTGATGATACGACAGGTGACAATTATACCGTGTATGAATACTGGACAGATGCGGAGTGCCAGGCATTCCGGCGGAGAACCGGGGACGAACTGGAACTGCTTACTTACTATGATATGTTCATGGATCCGGAAAGCGGTGATATGGTAGCTGATTACCGGCATGATTTCGGGGAAGTGCCATTTATCCCATTTTATAACAATAATATACATACAGATGATCTGCGAAACATAAAGCCGCTGATAGACGTATATGATAAGGTCTACAGCGGTTTTATTAATGATCTGGACGATATACAGGAACTGATTTTTGTGCTGTCCGGATATGGAGGACAGGATCTAAATGAGTTCCTTTCAGATTTAAAAAAGTATAAGGCAATAAAAATTGAAAGTGACGAAGATGGATCAGTGTCAACACTTAACATCGAGATCCCAATCGAAGCCAGAAACAGTGTGTTAGAAGCCACTAGAAAGGCAATCTTTGAACAGGGGCAGGGATTTGATCCACAGCCAGAGAACTTCGGGAACCAGTCGGGCGAAGCCTTGAAGTTCATGTATTCGCTATTAGAGATGAAAACCGGGTTGATGGAAACAGAGTTTAAGCTTGGTTTTGCACGTCTTGTCCGGGCAATCTGCAAATCTCTTGGAATTCAGTGCGGTACGATCATACAGACATGGACCCGTACCTGTATCAAGAATGATACGGAGCAGGCACAGATCTGTAAGGATTCCGTAGGGATTGTGAGCAAAAAGACGATTCTGAAAGCACATCCGCTTGTGGAAGATGCAGATGCAGAAATCAAGCAGTTGGAAAAAGAAGAGAAAGAAGCACAGGAGAAAGCAGATGCTTACGTTGGCGCTTTTAGTGCAAAGGGAAGGGAGACAGGCAGTGGGACGGACAGTGATGATTCTGGGAACGGAGTACCGGATAGAGATACACAAGTGGTCAGAGGATAGCGAATTAAGCAAAAATTCATGGGTTGGTTATTGTTGTTGTGACCTTCCACTGATTGTTATTGCAGATTTGGATGATGAAGAACATTTTCACTTTGATAACGAAGAGGAAAAGGATGTTTATTTCAAGAGTAGTCTGCGCCATGAAATTATTCATGCGTTTTTGAATGAAAGCGGCTTGAAAGATAACTTTGAGCACGTTCCGCGTATGGGACACGAGGAAACAATGGTTGATTGGATTGCAAATCAGTTTCCGAAAATCGCAGACGTATACGAGAAACTTGGGATTTTGTGAAATGAGGTGATTGCATGGCTGAACAGACAAGTGAATACTGGCAGGAGCGTTTTAAACAGATGGAAGATGCACAGCATGATACCTCCGTTCAGAAAGTGCAGGAGATCCAGGAACAATTTGACCGGTCCATTACTGCAATCAACGGAAAGATCAATGCATGGTATCAACGCCTGGCAGATAACAACGGTATTTCCATGCAGGAAGCAAAAAAACTGCTTAATGCGCAAGAATTGAAGGAATTCCAGTGGAATGTGGATGATTACATCAAATATGGCAAAGAAAACAAGATCAACGGAGCGTGGGAAAAAGAACTTGAAAACGCGTCTGCGAGGGTGCATATCGGCAGGCTGGAAGCCTTAAAGATTGAAATACAGCAGGAGGCAGAAAAACTGTATGGAAACTGTGTTGACGAGATAGACCAGCATATCAGGACTACATATACCTCTGATTTCTATCACACAGCATATGAAATTCAAAAAGGCGTCGGTGTGGGTACAACGATTAACCGGCTGGATCCACGAACTGTCGAGATGATCGTGTGCAAACCGTGGGCGGTAGATGGAAAGAACTTTTCAGACCGCCTGTGGGAGAACAAGACAAAGCTGATCAATAATTTACACAACAGCCTGTCGCGTATGTGCATTACCGGGGAAGCGCCGGATCGGGCAATAGCAGAGATATCAAAGCAAATGAAGGTATCCAGAGCACAGGCGGGCAGAGTAGTCATGACGGAATCGGCAGCAGTTGCAAATAAGGCAAGACAGGACTGCATGAAAGAACTGGATGTAGAGCAGTTCGAAGTGGTAGAGACACTCGACAGCCACACATGTGAGACATGCGGTGGGATGGATGGTAAGCATTTTCCTATGACAGAGTTCCAGATTGGTGTGACAGCACCGCCATTTCATCCGAATTGTCGTGGCTGCACATGCCCTTATTTTGATGATGAATTTGACAGTGTGGGCGAACGTGCCGCCCGTGGCGAGGATGGAAAGACCTACTATGTGCCAGGCAATATGACATATGAAGAATGGAAAAATTCATTTGTCGATGATGGTGTGTCAGATGAAAAATTTACAACCAAAAGAAAATCGACAGATGGATCGGTGGAAATACCTGATATTAAGTTTGCGACGAAGAAAAACTCTATAATTACTGCGAAACAGAAGTTTGAAGATACGATGACGGTATCTAAGGCATACGATGAATTGCCAATCAGAGTAAAACAGACTTTGAGTGATATAACATTTGAATTCGGGTGGGATGGAAGTGCTTGTGATATCGTAAATAGGACAATTAGAGTTGGAATCGGCACCAGCAAAGCGGAAATATTCCATGAAGTAGGGCATCTTATCGAAAATTATATGATGGATCAGGATGCTGTTCGAAAATATAAAGAATTTCTTGTTGATGGATTAACCTATAGTGATATAATAACAAAGACATATTACAATAGCGTAGGAAAATCCGTAGATATTTATATATTAAAAGGCAGTAGATTTGAAAGTGAATATCAAGCAAGGTTGTACATTAATAAAACGTCGGAAGCGTTGAAGCCAGATGGAACAATTAACGTGGATTTATTAGGCGAAAGTATATCTGAAGCATTCAGAAAGTACATGAACAATGAAATCGTATCTGATGAAGTGAAAAAGATGATTGAGGGTGTCGTTTTATGAGTAACAAAGAGGATTTCTTAAAGGTAAAGACATATGAAGAATATGACAGAAGAAGGGATGAATTTCGGAATCTTGATATTCGGGATCCCGAAATATTAAATCATCTTGACGAGTTGTATCCAAAGTTGGAAAAAAGTGGTTGGGAAGACGGAATAATTGAAGAAGTATATTCATATCTTCCAGATGGACAAAGAGTCTTGGGAGGAAAGGGAGATACAAAACCATCGAAAAAAAAGTGATAGCGAAGCACCACCAGTCAGAAATGGCATGGTGGTATTTTTATACCCAAACAGGAAGGAAAACACATGAAGAAGAACAAAATAATATGTGTAACAATAGCATAGGAATGTTCGGCGCCAAGAGGTGTGTATTTAGTAATAGCAGGGTAACCGGAGAGTTGCACCGGTGCAACCGCAAAATGTAAAACGATGGAAGCAGGATTGTAAACAGCAGTCCTGTTTTTATATTGTCCGAAAGCCTTAAGACGTTTAAACTGCGGCAAATTGCCCTTATGCATGGCATCAAAACTGCATACTGCCTGTGGAGGACACCACGTTTAAAAACGGTGCAGGAAAGGAACTATATGGAATTTTTAAAAGACATTTTAGGCGAAGATCTCTATAAGCAGGTGGCAGATGCTGTCAATGCTCATAACGGAAAACCGGAGAATAAGGACAAACAGGTAAAACTTGCAGACCTTGGATCTGGTCAGTACGTCGACAAAGGCAAGTATGATACCACTGTTGCAGAAAAGGAGAATCTTTCTGGTCAGATCAAGACACTCAATGTTACGATCGGAGATCTGAAAAAGAACAATGCAGATAATGAAACATTGCAGACTACGATCACAGACCTTCAGACGAAGTTGAAAGATCAGCAGACAGCCAACGAGCAGATTTCAAAGACCTATGCGTTAAAAGATTCCCTTACAAAGCAGGGAGTGCTTGACCCAGATTATCTGATCTACAAAGCCGGAGGACTGGACAAGTTTACTTTTGACAAAGAAGGAAAGCCGGTCGGCGTAGAGGATGCCATAAAGCCGTACAAGGAAGATAAGACAATGGCGCATCTGTTCAAACAGGAGCAGCCAAAACCGCCGTATCATCCACAGGGCGGCACTGGTGGCGCAGGAACTGCAAACCCATTTGCAAAAGAGACGTTTAATCTGACAAAACAGGGCGAACTTTTAAAATCCAACCCGGAGCAGGCGAAAGCAATGGCAGCAGCCGCAGGGGTAACCATTTAGAAAGAGAGGTAACTATTTATGGCAATTACAAAAATTGCAGACGTGATCGTACCGGAACTGTTTAACCGGTATGTAATTAACAGAACTATGGAGCTGTCCGCGTTTTTCCAGAGTGGGATCGTGGTAAACAGCCCGGAATTTGATGCACTGGCATCCGAGGCGGCAAGGACACACAATATGCCGTTCTTTGAGGATTTACAGGGAGAATCCGAACCGACACTGGAGGATGTAAAGATGACACCGGCAAAAATCGGTTCTAACAAAGATGTATCCACCACAATTCTCCGTCAGAAAATGTGGGCTGCTACAAATCTTTCTGCAGCATTAGCAGGTGCAGACCCGATGAAAGCAATCGGTGATCTGGTGGCACAGTACTGGGCGCGCGATATGCAGAAGGAATTGATTGCGATTCTTGCGGGCGTATTTGGGACCACCACGGCAGATCCAAGCGGAACACCGAAAGCGGAGACCAGAATGGCAGACCACATTCTTGATCTGACCACAGGAAAAGCAGAGGCTGCAAAGCTGATCAGTGCATCTGCATTTATCGATGCATGTCAGATGCTTGGAGATGCGCAGTCGCAGCTTACCGGTGTGGCAATGCACTCTGCTACAAAATCTTATCTGAAAAAGCTGAACCTGATCGAGACAGAGCGTGATTCTACGGATGTTGAGTTTGACACCTATCAGGGCAGACGTGTGACCGTAGATGATGGATGCCCGGTTGCTGATAATGTATACACAACATACCTTTTTGGTAATGGAGCAGTTGCTTACGGCAATGGTTCTCCGGTCGGTCATGTTGCTACTGAGGTGGACCGCGACAAACAGACTGGCGGCGGTGTGGATTACCTGATCAACCGTAAAGTGCTTATCTTGCATCCGAGAGGAATCGCATACACCGGCGTAAAACGTGAACATGTGGAGACTCCGACGAGAGCAGAACTTGCAATGGCAGAGAACTGGAATCCGGTATACGAACCGAAACAGCTTCGTATCGTTGCGATTAAGCATAAGATCGGGTAGCCTATGGATCTGGCAAAATTAAAGGCACTTCTTGGAATTGAGGATGATTCTAAGGATATGGTACTTGAATTTGTCATTGCAGATGTGGAGGAAATCATAAAAAACTATTGCCATGTGGAGGAAATGCCGGATGGATTGACAAACACTGGCTACCGCATGGCAATGGATCTGTACCGGAATGAGAATATTGGAAGCGAGTCGGCAGCAGTCGGCGCGGTTTCCTCTATCTCTGAGGGGGACACTTCTACCTCATTCCGTCAGTGTGTGGATGACAATTTTAAGAGCACAGTGCTGAAAAATTATGAATCCTCGTTGAAACGATACAGAAAGGTGGCGTGGAGATGATCTCAGATGCAATAAAAAAAATACAGGCAATGGCAAGAAAGGCACAGGAAGAGACATACGATGGAAAATGCACAGTAACAGAATTTCAGCCGATCAAGGATCCGAGAACAAAGATCACATCGGAAAAGGAAGTGGTTGTGTTAGAGGATGAGCCATGCCGCCTGTCATATTCGAATGTCAGTGCCGTAGATCAGACAGAATCAGCAGCAAAAACAGCACAGGTCACAAAACTATTCCTGTCCCCTGATACAAAGATTAAGTCTGGAAGCAAGATCACAGTCACGCAGGCAGGCATCACACGTGCATATGAATGCAGTGGTGTACCTGCGGTTTATCCGACGCATCAGGAAATTGTACTCATACTGTCAGAGAGGTATGCATAATGGCTGGAATGGGAAATTTTAATATCCGTGGACTTACGGAACTGCAGAGAGAACTGGAAAAATTACAGGATCCGGATGCGTTTGTGGAGGCATGCGCAAAGGATCTGGCAGCAAGGCTTTTAACTTTAGTGATCAAAAGAACGCCGGTTGGGGATTATTCAAAAGAAATTGAAGTGACGGCACAGCAAAATTCTAAAAATCACAAAAAAGGTGATGTTTATAAAAAGAGGGTTAATCCATCCGGAAGAAAGGGCGGAGTACTCCGGCGGGGATGGATTTCAAAAACACAGGAAGAAGCGGCAAACAAAAAAAGTAAACCCACTGCACAGGAAATTCTGCAATATGCCAACGGTGTAAAAATTAGCCGCACAGGAGAAACTTTAAAAATTGAAATTGAAAACCCAGTTGACTATGCCGGCTATGTTGAATACGGCCACAGAACCGTAAATCACAAAGGCTGGGTTAAGGGACATTTTATGATGAAGATATCCGAACAGGAGTTACAGAACATGGCACCACAGATCCTTGAGCAAAAAATAAAAAAATACTTTGGAGATATCATGAAATGATAAATGAAATTATAGATGCGATCAGCATTGCCTTAGACAGCGAGTTTGAGGATGGTTATAAGATCCACAAGGATGAGATAAAGCAGGACTTGAAAGAGCCCTGTTTTTTTATACAGTTGATCGACCAGAGCATAAGTCCGCTTTGTGGGCATCGGTATCTGCAAAATAATGCATTCTGCATCCAGTACTTTCCGGAATCTAAACTGAATCCATACGCAGAGTGTAATGATGTGGCAGAGCGTATGATGTTTGCTTTAGAGTATGTTACCCCGTTAGATGCGGACAGAGCAATACGTGGAACGAATAAGAACCATGATCTGGTGGACGGTGTATTGAATTT